CTATCTGTAAGGAATAGTGGACCTAGTGATAGTTGATCATCAATATTCATTACCAAGAATTCCACATATAATCCATACCACCAGCAGTTGTTCCATACTCATCGTTTTTAGCAACAGACCATCTGTCACCATCACTGTCTACAAAGCTAGAAGCATCCAACCCATCATCGATAAAACCAAATGGAGCCATGTCCTGTTCGATTTGATTTTTTTGTTCTTCATACAATCTTTTACGAATGTCCTGATCTGTAAGTTCTTTGAAGTAATCCTGAGCAACCAACCAAGCATAGATGACAAGACACATAGCCAAGTCATCATTACATCCTTCTTCTGCTTCAAAAGAGTTTGATTTAGAGATGAAGGTTGTCAGTTCTGAGATTATATCATAGTCACAGAAGAGTAGTTTATCTTCCTCAATCATTGTCTTGAGGTTTAGTGAACCAACCTTTTTCACAGTCTTTGACATCTTAACACCCAATTGTGTCTTCTGTCCAGAGAAACCTTGTCCTACAATCTGACCTGCTCTACCTCTCATAGAACACATCAGTAGGTTCTGATACTCCAAATCGTATTGAAGAATAGAAGCAACCTGATCTCCAACATCATTCACTTCACATAGAATGAAAGCCTGATTATAGTTCCTAGCCACCTCATAGATGACACTTGGGAACAACATTGGTTTGATAGTATTGTCCCTATACTTAGCTACAACTTTATGAGGGAAAGTAGTTATGTCAACAACAACAAAAGCACTGTAGTCATTACCAACCCCACGTGCAACGTCAACAGTAATCGCGTAATCATGTTTATCCTCGGGTCTAACATATACATCCAATCCAGCATTATTTTGGATAGACTTCTCAAACACCAGAGACTTCAGTTTACTTGGCGCAATCAGTGTGTCAACAGATCCAAGGAACTCACACTCAAACTCAATCTTAAATTGTTGTTCTGATGTGTTGGCAATAGTTTGTTCTTTCCATACAATATCTCTACCAGGAACTTCTGACCAGTGAACATCGGTTGGAATATATTCGTTTCTCTGTTTCTCTGCATCCATCCACAATCTGTAAAAGTGGTTCATCCCGTGAGGGGTGGATACAATAATTACTTTCGTTGATTTACCTGAAGTAATAGTAGGATATACAGAGGCAAAGAATGCGTCAGCAACGTGATTAGGAACAAAGGCGAACTCGTCCAGAAAAAGAATGTTAAAAGACATTCCTCGGACAGCTGAAGCGGAAGTTGATGCTGCGAGTATTTTCGATCCGTTTTCCAGTTCGATGTTTCCTTTATTCCAGACCAGAATGCCTTGTTGCATCCACTTAGGTAAGTTCTCATATGCAGTAGCTAACCTCGCTAATAGTTCCCTAGCAGTTGTGGCTTTGTTAGCCAGAATACCAATATTTACACTACTATTAAAAATAGCATAGTGAAGTAGATACGACACACAGGTGGTAGACTTACCAGTCTGTCGAGGCATCTTACAGATATTAAATCTGTTATTGTGAAAATTATTGATTAACTTCTCTTGGAAGTCATAAGTTTTAAACGGTTGAAGACCATGATCCAAGGTCACAATCTTCACATAGTTTTGAGCAAAGTATACCGGATCTTCTCTACACTTTATATACTCTTCAATATTCTCTTGTGAGAATTCAATAGGGGTATTCGCCTTCTTAAGAAGGGGATTACCCAAATAAACATCATTAGCCATAAATTACTAACAGTTCCAACGACGACGTGCAGCTAATCCTCTTTCACCTTTCCAACTCTTAGATCTTGCACAGAAACTCTTTCTACGTCCTGCAGCTTTTGAACCAGGTTTCAGTTTAGAAGGAGGAGTTGTAACAGCAGTTTTTAGATTACCACCTGTTCTTCTATTATACTTAGCAACACCCTTAGCTGTCATACCAGCTCCACTATCAGTGCTTCTCTTGTCACCAGACTTCTGGGACATACCAGTCATATCTTCTTCAATCTCATTATGATTAGTTTCTTCACCAACATTGATGTATGGATCATCATAATCAACAACTGAGTGTGAATAAGATCTCAACTGAGAACCAGGATACATCTTATTCAAAGCATTAGCAACTTTTTGTCTGTTTGGAACAGATGCATCAGGGAAGAACAACTTCACCATCATCATCTTACCTCTCCAACCAAAGATAACCTGATACATGTTGCCAGTTTGAATCTTAGTTCTCTGAAGTTCATGAAGTTGACCACCTTTGATAGGATCAGCCTTGATGATATCAACTGATTCAATCTCACGAGGTTTGAAATCTTCTGCATCCTGAACAAGGATACCACCAGTGACTTCCTCTTTCTTCATAGAACCTTTGGGGACACAGTTGGGGACCATCTTGCCACCCTTCTTCTTCATACCCCTTTGTTCGTGAGTATCCCAACATGCTTCATCAATAACTTCTACCTCAATACCAGCATATTTCATAGCTGCAATCTGAGATTCAGTGAAAGCAGGAAGGTCGTAGAAACCTTCAAACTCTTCTTTCTTAGTGGAGTTACCCCAGTTAGCTGCGCCAACCTTACGACACTTCACCAATGCACCAGAGGCATAAGCTGAGGGCCACACAGAATAACGAGACTTTACCTTAGTATAACAGGCATCTTTAGTCCCACTACCTTTAGTCTTCTTGTCTTCTGCTTCGTTGAAGGTTTCTTCTTTCATTTTCTTCTTAGGTTTGTCAGTAGAAACATAGGTTGGTTTGGCTGCTCCAGACTTTTGTTGTTGTCCGGGATCTTGTCTTGACTTTCTTGTGTCAGCGGAACGAAGTTCTTTCTTAGACATACTGGCTTTCTTGGCCGAGGAGTAACACTTAGGTGTTCCCTTCTCACCAGGTTCATTAGCACAAGGCGAACCATCAGATTGAACCCAACCGGGTTTTCCGTCTTTTGATTTAGATTTACCAAACCAATCACGGAGACCTTCTTCACTTACAGTGCCACCGTTCCCGTTACCACCATTTCCATTACCATTTCCATTCTTTTTGGTATCGGAATTGTTATCATCAATAGAGTGACCGTTCTCTTTACGGAGCATACCAGCAGGGCCAACTGTTTTAAATCCTTTAGGGATTGGTTTACACTTCTTGTCAGTGTAACAGTAATATTGTCCAGCGGGGCAACGTCCGTTCTTAGCCATCAAAAGAATAATTACTCCCTGTTATTTATCACCCATCAAGTGCTACAGTAAGACCAAGAGACATTCCAGGTAGTGCTATCCAAGAAGAACCATTGTAAAACTCTAATTTAGTTGAAGTGGTATTGTATAT